GTGGTAGATGCCCTCCGGGAATGAGAAGTCGAGCTGGATGAGGCTTGTCTGCTTGCCGACGGGCGCGCACGCGAACGCCCCCTGGAATGCCGGATTGTCGATCGGACGCGGCAGCTCGGTCCCGCCCACCGATGGTGAGGAATAGACGCTGGTCGGAACCAGGCTCGACGTGCCGCCCGGATTGATGATCTCGACCGCGGTACCGCCACCGCTTCCCGGCGCTTCGCTGCCGCCGCCGATCTGGCCGGAGCCGCCGCCGCCGGGCGAGCCGTTAAACGGTGCCTGCACGCCGCCGCCCGAGGTCCACAGAGTGGCGGTGCCGAGTTGAATTTTGTTGACCTGGTATGTCCCCAGGCCGAGCGTCATGCGCTTATAGAGAACCTGGTCCTCGCCGTCATAGACCGTGTAATCGGTTTGCGTGAGATCCGGCGTCGACCAGAAATGTCCGTATCCGACCGGAATGCGGTCGCCTGGCCGCGGGAGATTGCCGCCGCCCGAGACGCCATAGAGTGGGCGTGAATCGTCGTTCGCTTTCGGCTTGGTCGCCAAACTGGCGAGATAGGCGCCGCCGAGCACGATGCCGGCCGCTACCGCTTGCCCGGCCCAGGTCAATGACCCTGCCGCTCCGCCAACGCCCGCTGTGAAGAACGTGGGCCCCAGAAACGAGACCGCGTACGGCGCAAGAAACGCCAGCGCCAGCATTCCGATCGCCGCGCCGATCTGCTTGCCGCCGCCGCCACCACCGCCCAGCGGCAGCAGCGTGATCAGCACGACGTCGCGCGGGCCGACGAGAGTCGTGCTCCAGGCCTGGCGCAGCCGGACCGTATGGTCCTCGGCTTTCAGCAGCTCGCCTTGCCGGTGCACCGAGACGATGAACGCGCGGTCCGCCGGCGCATGCTGCTTGACCACCGCAGACAAGCGTCGGCGTTTTCCGGCGAGCGTCACCGGCTCGCCGACCGGTTGGTTGGCGATGTTGCGGCACAGGATCAACGTCATTTTCTGATCGGCCTGTGCCTTAAAGCGGTACGAAGAACGTCGGCTCCCAGCCGCGCACCTTGAGCTCGAGCGCGGAGTCAAAAACGACTCCGTGCGGATTGTCGGTGTGCAGCACGCCGCCTGGCGCGATCGCCAGATAGACGCCGGCGTGAATGTAGAAGCCGGCCGGCGCGGCCGTGCGCCGCATCAGCGCGATCGCGCCGTCGCTCGGGTCCGCGGTCTCACGCCACTGCGCGCGCTCCGCATGCTCGGAAAACAACGCCGCCTTGATCTTGCGGCCGGCGCCGCCGGGCGGCGCCGCATCAAGCACCGGCGGCAGCGTGCGTCCGAAAAGATCGCGCTGGATCTCGCAGACGAGGCGCCAGCAGTGGCGGCCGTCTCGCGCCCACGGCTCATTGACCAGCGCCGAGATGTAGGAGCCGAGGTCAGTTGTTCTGCAGGGCGGGAAAGTATTGTTCGTCATAGGTGGCGAGCGGAAAGGCCTGCAGCTCGATTTCCTTGAAGCCGACCGCACCTTCGGCCGAGACTGCATTGAGCGACACGTCGCGCAGCTCGAGGCCGGAAAACACCTCCCCAGGCTGCGTCAGGTCCGTGGTGGTGTAAGCCCGGTAGGTGACGGTGATCGGTTCTGTGGACGCGACCGCGCCGCGCAGATACGGCAGCAGGAAGCTTGAGACGTTGTCGATGCGCACCTTCATCGGAGTGGGGCCGTCGGCGCTCACGCCGGGCGGGGTGACCGAGATCTGCAGCGCCTTGAACGCCACCGCGGTCGCGCCCAGCGCCGGCGGCAGCGAAATGTCATCTTCAACGCCGGTCGCGATGTAAACCGGCTGGGCGAAGGTCACATGATCGAGCTCGAGCGTCTCGATCACGGCTTCGCCGCGAGGATTGGCCGCGTAGGCCTCCTCCATGGCAGCGGTCACCGACATCGCTCGATCTCGTTGCTATATTTACGTGACGACGGAAAGCGTTTCACGCAGTCGGGAAGACGCAGAGCACGAAGCTCACCAGCCAGCCGAGGCGAAAGGGCTCATCTGCCCAGTGGCCATCCTCGAGATAGACGCGGCGGGTTTCCACGGTGAGGCTTGAGACCAGCACCGGCATCGTGAACTGCTGGCTGCCTTGCTTCAGGGTGGTGTCGGCGAATGCGCGCCAAGTCTCGTATTGCGCGCTGGTGAAGGAGATCGAGTACTGGAACCGCTTGATCACGGTCTGCGATTGCACGCCCAGCAGATCCGGGCCGTCCTCGACCTCGGTCTTGCGCAACGGCCGGTGGTGCTGCAGCCGGCGAAAGCTGCTGCGCTGCGGTGTCGATGGCAGGCCGACCGGCCAGGACGGAATCGGCATGACTAGGCCTGCATTATCAGCGCGGCCAGATCGGCCAATCGCTGCGCGAACAGGACCGCACGGTCCCACATGGACGCGCCGTCGAGCGTCGCGCCGAGCGAGGGATCGAAAACCAACCGGCCATCCCAATAGACGCCGTGCAGCCCGCCCTCGATGTTGATAGAATTCACCACCACGATGGCGGGGCGCTCGGCGTTAAATTCGCGCACTAGGGCGCTCGGTTGACCGGCGATGCGCAAGGCATCCAGCAGCAATTCATAACAAAGGCCGGTTTCGGGCGACCACTCACCGCCGCCGCTTGTCTTGCACAGCGCGAGCGCCGCTTCGTAGGTGCAGCCAAGGAACATGGCGAGCACCGCGACACCGCAATCGTCCGCGGAGCGCTGCTTGATCAGCTTGCCCATTTTGATCAGCCCCGCCAGAGACGATTTTGCTGCTGGGACCCCACCGTTTTGCTCAACGAGCCTTGGCCCCGCTGCATGCGCGCAGCCAGCGCGTCCTCGGCATGGCGGATGACCAGGTCCATGCCGCCGTCGCTTCTTTCCCGCTGGGTGACGTTCACGCCGGCGGCGTGATTGTGCACCTCGATCTTGTTGACCACGGTCGCGCCGCCGCCCTGCGACGCCACGCCGAGCCGCCCATCCGGGCCGCGGCGCAGCGGCATGATCGCTTCCGGACCGGCCTCGCCGGCGAGACCCATGCCGTCCGCCATCGGAAACAGGATCGGCCGCGTGAGCACGCCACCCCCGGCGAAGGCCATCACGCGATGATTGTCGAACACATTGCCGAGCGCGCTCTTGGTGGTCGCACCGCCAAGCCCGGGCAGCAAGCCGTTGAGCAAAGACGACGCGCTGGTGGCGAGCGGGTTGACGATGGTCTTCATAAGGATGGCCGACTGGATCGCGTCCAGAATCTTGAGCCCCATGTTCTTGAAGCCTTCGCCGGCGGAGATCGCGCCTTTTTCGATCTGCAGCAGGTCGCTCGGGATCGAGCGGAAGGAGCTGGCGAGGTCGGTATCCAGCATCTTCTTTAGATTGCCGGATTCATTGCCCAGCTGAGTCAGCGCCGGCGTCAAGGACGCGCGGACTTTCATCTGCTCGCCGGTCTGCTCGACCTCCTTGCGCACAACGCGCTCGGCGGCCGCCATCTCCTCGTCGGATTTGATGAAGCCCTTCGCGCGCTGCTGCTGCAGGTCAGCGAGCTTAACTTTGAGCATCTCCTGGTCGCTCGCGATCGCCAAAGACGTTCGCTTGCTGACCACCGCCTCGTCGCGTTGCAGATTCTGCGATTCGCGGATGCGCTTGGCTTCGTCCTCGCTGATCGGCTTGCGCTGCAGCAGCGCCAGGTTGAGTTCCTTCGCCTGCAATGCACGCTGCTGCTCGGGCGTGGCGAGCTGGCCTAGGAGCGCGAGGTGCTCTTTATCGAGCTCGATTTCGCGTGTGAGCGTGTCGGCAACCGTTTTGCGCCGCTGTTCCTCTTCGTTAGTCTCGGGGAAACGGCCTTTACTTACTTCGCGCTGTGCTTCACCCCGCCGCTCAATTGATGCTGTGAGTTCGTCCTCTCGCCGGCGCTGCTCGGTTATATTATCCCGCAGCTGCTGGACGTCCTGGCCTCGGGCGCTGGCGGCGCTTAGTCCAGCGGCGCGCCTGGCCATTTGCAAAGCGCGCTGGTCGAGTCCTTCCGGGACCGGCGGCGGCTGCATCGCCGCTAATTTTTCTTCTTCCGCAAGCCGCGCTTTCCGCACCGTCTCGCGCTCTTGCAGAAGATCAGTTAACGATCGCCGATTGTCATCGAGCAGCCCCTCGGCCGCTTTACGCACCACGATCGAAATCTTCAATTCGTTATTCGGATCAAGCCCGAGAACGTTCTTCTTGAAGTCCTTCCATTTCTCGTAGATCGCGGTATAGGCCGCGTTCCAGTTGTTCTCGACCAGCTTGGCCTTGCGCTCGGCCTCGATCGCCGCCGCCGCCTGTCGCTTGATCAGGCCCTCGTCAATCGCAGCCCCTGCCTTGACCGCGGCATCAGTGACAGCGCCCAGGCCGCCTTTGCCGGCGAGCTCCAGCAGCGCCGGCCCCATGCTGGCCGCGCCGCGGCCGAACGCCGCGCGCGTCAGGAAGGCCTGGGTTGCCTGGTCGACCCGCCCATAGGCGGTCGCCAGAACGTCGAGCGCCTGGCCAGTCGAGCGCGCGGCCGCGAATTGCTCGGCAAGCTTCGGGTCGATGCGCTTTAGTGCGTCGAACAGCTCGCCTGCGCCGCGGGCGGCGTTGTAATGCTCTCCGGCGAATTTGTTGACGCCGGCGGCAGCTTTTTCGGCCTCGACGCCGTGACGCTGCGCGAGATCCGCGAGCGCCTGGAATTGCGTGATTGCAATTCCGGTGATGTCGGAGCTTTCCTTCAGCTGGCGCGAATAGGCGCCGAAGGCCTTCGCGCCGTCGCTCACTTTCTCGAACGCGCTATAAACCGCACCGAGGGCCGCGGCCGCTACCAGCCCTGCGGGTCCCATTTGGACCAGCGCAGTGCCTACCGGCCCAATGGAGAAGGCGAGACCGCTCACACGGTCCTTCAGCGAGCCCATTAGGGAAGAGAATGCACTCAGCCCGCGCGAAGGCTGCTGGCTCGCAGCGTTGATCTTGTCGAGCGCCGCCTGTCCATCTTTGCCGAGGGCTTCCAGCGCCTTGCGCACGACCTCGGCGTCCTGCACGCCGAATCGTATGGTGACATCGGCTGTGCCGCGATCAGACATCTGTATTGTCCGGGGTCTTGGCGGCTTCCCGCCAGGCGGCCACAAAAGGTATTTCGGCCACGATCAGCAGGCGACGGGCGAGGGCGCCGTCGCACTCTTCAGGAACGCTGGCCATCGCCTCGGCCAGATCGAGTCCGGTGACGATCGCTGTCATACCGGCGCGCTTCCACACGCCAGGCCGATCGAGAATGCGTGCGACCGCACGTCCCTCAGCGGTCAGCGGCCGGTGTTCGTGCTCGGGGCAGCGCCAGCCGTCTTCGGCGCGGCGCTTTCCGCTGAGGCAATCGATATCTCCGGCTTGTCGACAGCCGGCGCAGTAGGAGCGACCATCACCGCCCCGCCATTTGGCGAGACGGCTTATCCGTTTTTTTCCGCTTGCTCCGCGTGCACGCCGGCGTAGAGAGCCGCCTTCACGCTCCGGCAGATAACGGGATCTCGAAGCGCGATCACAACGTGTTCGCGTGCAGGCTTCTCGATCGGATTACCCGCTTCATCGCCCATGCCGTGCCATGACTCAGTACAGGCGTCCGCGAGCATGATGATGGCGAGTTGCTCGGCCGCGGCCGCAAGCCATTTGTCCTCGAGAAAATCGGCGCCGCGAAATTCCTCTCCCAGAATGGCGGCGGCCTGTTCGGCACACTCGCCGGCAGCGCGCAGCCCCGCAAGGACGCGAGTCGACTCCGCGATCGCGCCATCCACCTCAAAGGTGGTGGCGGCGCGAAGTCGCCACAGCGCGCCGCCTGGAAGCGAGACCGGTATGATCGGCGCGGCGCTGCTTCGCAATTTCAGCATTAGGCGTAATCCGCGGCCGCATGGCCGTTCTTCAGCACGGCAACCAGCATGGGGGTCGTGGCATTCTGTTGCGCGCGGATCTGGAACGTCTGCATCAGCCGGCCGGGCCCGCCGACTTCGACGCCGACCGGGACCAAGCGCGAAACGCCGAACTGCAGCGACAGCGAGCGGGAGGCCGACTTCGACCATAAGAGCTCGCCGGCGAAGGCGGTGCCGGCCTTGGCCTGCGCGTACAGCGTCGTCGAGCGGAAGCGCATCTCGAGCGTCGCCATGAAGCTTGCGGCGTCGTCGAGGTCATGGCCCTGGATGCGGCCCTCGGCATCGCCGAGCGCATCGTTGATCTTGGCCTTGTTCTCGTAATCGGCCTTGAAGCTGATGACGTCGGCGACGACGGTCCCGTCCATCTTGAACACGGGCAGCGCGGACGGCAGCGGATCGCGCGCCAGGATGGCCGCCGGCGTCCCGGCGCCGGTCGAGCCCGCGCTGAGCTCCTTATAAAACTCGGAGAATTTCACGGTGGCGCGATCGTTGCCGCCGGCGCGCCGGGTGTCGAACGACAGCCCGTCGACCAGCACGCCGGTGTGCTGCAGAAAGATCGTGCTCTTGAGCTTTTTCTCGATTGAGCGGTGCGGCAGCACCTCGCCGCCGCTGGTGAAGGTGTGAGTCCAAGGATCTGCGGAGCCGGTGGTCACTGGCGTGCCGAGCGCGCCTTTCAGCCAGAACCAGAAGTGATTGAGATCGAGTGGGACGATCATCTGCCCGCCGGTGCGCGGCAGATCGGCCGCCGGGTCAGTCTGATCGCGGTTGTTCGCGCGCGCCAGCCCGAGCACCGGATCGTCGGAGAGCGGGTTCTCCTCTTTCAGCGTGTCGGAATAGGCGAGCGTCTTCTGCCAGTTCCCGCCCGGCAACACGCCGAACGTGGTTTCATCCTTCAGCGCATATTCGACGAGGCTGCCCCGCGGGGCGGCTGCGGTGGGCATGGGCGTTGCTCCTTAGTCGGCGAAGCCGCCGAGCGCGCGCTCGCGGTCGCTGGCGGGGTGATAGGGAACGCCCTCGACATCGAGGGCGGAGATGAGATCGGCGTCAGCCGCCAGCACGGCGCCGGCGCGGCGGTTGCCACGATCGGCCTCGAGCACGATGTGCGAGGGGAGCGTGTGCGCGGAATCGATGCTCATTATTTTTCCTTGGCTAGAACGGTTCGGAGCTGAGGAACTGCAGGCTCACGATGATCTCGACCGCCTTTATGTTCGGCAGCCCGTCGGTCGAGAGGCCGGAGCCGAGCCCGTTGAGCTGGGTAATGGCGGCGCGGTCTACCACGCCGCCGAGCGTGCGGTCGGCGGCGATCGCGGCGGCGATCGCGCGCACGCCGGCGTCGAACGCGTTTTCACGCGCGGTATCGTCCCGTGCGGCGACCGCCCATTCGATCTTGGCGAGCTGCTCGAGCTCGTAACCGTCGGCGATGATGTCGGCGCCGAGCATTTCGTCAGTCGGCTGCCCGCTGCCATCCCAGATGTTCAGGTGCGTCTCGATACCGGTGCTGAGCTCCACCAGCCGCTTTGGCAGCGCCTGGTTGCGCAGCGGCAGCGGTATGGCAGCGCCTGTCACGGCGGCCGCGGCGGCAATGATGGCCACCAGCGCGCGCAGCGCAGCCTCGGTGCGGGTCATCGGCTTAAGCCTTAAGCGAGCGAAAAGTTTTCAGTTGCTGGCGATTCAGGCGGCCAGTTGCTGGGCGATTTCCGAGCCGAACAGCTCGCGCCAGTCTTCGCGCAAATTTGCCGTGATGCGGTCGAAGTCGAGCCGCTTGTTGAGCGTCACCTGCGGCACCAGCACGAACATGAGGACGAGCTCGGCCTTGCGGCTTTGCCGGCCGGTGCGGGCGCTGGTGGCGCGGCGGAATCCTTTGCCGCTCTTCGCCTTCACGGCGTCGACGAAGGCGAGCAGCGTGCGGCCGCGGCCAGGAAAGAAGACGAGGTCCTGGTTGAAGATAACCTCGACCTCGGCCGGGCTCGCCATGCGCTGTCCGCGGCGCGGCGTGTTCTCGGTCGGCAGCGCCAGCCACAGCCCGTCGTGATGACGGATGGTGACGCCGGTCGCGAACGCGTAAATGATCGCCGGCGCTTTGGTCCACACGACCACGGCGGGCGCGTGGGTGTGGGCATCGGCCGATCGCGGGTAGATGTCCACCCGGATCGTGTTGGCGACGCGGTCGCCGAGTCCCCCTTTGCGGACTTCGCCGCGATAGGCGAGCTTGGCGCGGGCGGCGAATTTCTCCGCCGCCGTGCGAGCGCCGCGCGCGATGCGCAGATGCGTCTGGCGCGCGAAGTCGTTGAGCTGCCCGAAGACCGCCAGCGTGACCTGCAGGCCCATCACTTCACCTGACAGGTCCACTCCAGCCGTTCGGCATCGAGCGTTTCAGGATCGCCCATCACCACCAGGCTAGGCCCCTCGGTAATTGCGAACGTGCCGCCGTCGGCCGGCGCCGCGATCTCGGCCGCGCGGACCTTGATCGTATTGCCTTGGCTGGTGGCGCGGCCGTCCCCGAGAGTGATGCTGCGGTCCGCCGAATCCTTGATCACGACGCACGGCACGGCGGCATAGCCGGGTGCGGTGTACGTCGCCTCGACGCCAAAGACGTCATAGGAGGCATCCACCGCCTCGGCGGCGAGCTCGGCCGGAGTCATGGTGAGGTGCTTTCAGGCAAGCGCGACCGCGGGCCAGCAAGCGAAAACTTTTCGCTTGCTGGGCCCCGTTCGCTCGTTCAGCCGGATCAGGTGCGGCGGCCCTGATGCAAGGCCTGCGGCATGGTGCAGACCGGCAGCGGATAGGTATACAGCTCGACATCCGCCCAAGCGTTGCGGTCCTTGTCGACCACGATCCACGAGTAGAGCTGCTGGCCGGGCGTGTTGACGAAGTCGAACGTCTCGGCGGGAGCCATCGCCCACTGGAAGATGCCGGCGCCGACCGGGAAGAACTTCACCTTGTCGGTGTTGATGCCCACCGCGCCATCGTCGGAGCTGCGATAGTTCACCCAGGTGATGTCGCCGTAGTTGAACTCGCCATAGGCATTGCCCTGGCGCAGGTCGGCGGCGGCCGCCCAGTTGAGGTAGGTCTCGCGCACTTCCTTGTGAGCCGTCAGGCTGTCCCAGAAATTATCGCCGCAGAGGCCGACAATGCGCACCGCGTTGCCGCCGAGGCCCTTGAGGTTTTTCAGGACGGAGCGCTTCACCGCGTTGCAGTTCTTGCGCACGACACCCGAGGCGGGCGTCGCGTTGTCGAGATCGAAGTTGATCTCGGCCGGAATCGATTGGCTGAATTCGGTCGCCCAGTTGTAGATGGTCGAGCCGTCAGCGTCCTTCACGATGCCCTGCACGGCGCCGAGCGCCAGATTCTCCTCCGTGAGAGTCAGATCGGCGCGCATGCGGAACTGGCGGCGGGCGACTTCACCCTGCAGCTGCTTGACCTCGGTCTCGGAACCGAAGGCGCGGATGTTTTGCAGCTCGTCGGCCGTGACGCGGCTTTTCATCGCGACCCGTACCGTTTGGAAGCTGCGGACCTTGCTCTTCTCGGTGCCCTTCTGGGGCGGAGGGGCGCCGCGGGGCGAAGTCTGGATCAACGCCGGCGCATTCTCGCGCTCTTCGATGAACACCGCGGTGGTGCGCACCGGTGCCGGCACAAATAGACCGTTGAGCGAGCGCAGGTAGGTCGGCACATAGCCGATCTTGTCGACGGCTGCGGTCAGCGAGGTGCTGCTGAACGCGTCCTGCTTGAAGACGTCCATGGTCAACATGGGGAAAGTTCCTTTTCGGGGTGTGGGGCGCGTTCAGCGCAAAGGGGGGCGCCGGCGGCAGCGTTTTGCCGTCGCCGGTCTTCAGATCAGCGGTGAGCTGTCAGATCAGCGGAGGATCACGCCGGCGGCGCGCAGCTGCTCGATGCCGGCGGCCTTGTTGACGGCGGAAATGCCGGACTTCCACGTAATGTCGGAAGCGCGGATCTCGCAGGCGCGCGAGTGCACGACACCTTGCTTGGTGCTCGCTCCATCAGTGGTGATGGCATCGAAGAGCACGCCGGCGGCGACCTGGGCGCCATCTGTGGCGGCCGGATCGTACTCCTTCCACTGCTCGTCGGTGCCGCTCTCGCGGCCGACGGTGATCGAGAACGCGTCGCCGACGACAAAATCGGTGGCGCCATCAGCAATGACGAACTTGATCTGGTTGTTGAAGGTAGCGCCGACTACGACGCGGCCAATCTCGACGCCCTGCGGGTCGAACACGGCAAAGGTGCCGCTGTTGGTCGCAACCGCAATGCAGACGGGGCGGTAAACGCCATTCTGCGCGCCAGCGGCGACTGGTGCGGTGACGTCCAGCGTGAGCGTGCCGTTGCCGGTATTGCCGGCATCAGCTGCCGCACTCGAGGTCTCGCCGGCGGGAACGCCGATCTTGCCGACCACGTGGCCTGCGACCAGCGTCTGCGAGAGCGCGACCGTCACTTGGTCGCGCGAACGGATGCCGTTGGCCTCACTGACTACGTGGGCCCCGGCATGGGAGGTTTCAGTCAAAACGGTCATGAGCTTTACTCCTTGAAATGACCGGGGTTCACGTCACGACGTCAGCCTGGCGGCGAACGGCGCTTACTTCCTCGGCTGAATGCCGAAAGTGGCGTTGGTCTTGGCGATCACGTCGTCCCAGCCGGCGTTTGCCGTGGGAGCTGCTGCCGGCGCGGTCGAGAGCACGACGGCGTCCGCTGCCTTCGCGCGTTTGGCGGCAAGTTGCTCACGGATTTTTGCAACCGGCGTGCTGGCGCTGATGAAGCCGCGAGCGTCCGCGAAAGAAGCGTCGGCGAGCGCGCAGAGCTCAAGGACCTCGTTTGTGTAGGCGGCCTGCGCCTTCACCTTGTCCTCCTGGTCCTCGTCGGCGCCCCCGTCGATTTAGTCCTAGGCGTCGTCGATCTTCTTGTCGGCCTTTTTCTTGGCTTCTGGGGCCAGCGGTTGCGGCGCGGGCGGTGCAGTCGCGGCGGCGGCAGCGGCGGCGAGTTGTTCCGCTGTCTTTTCCGGTTGCTGGGCGGGCTGCTGGCCGGCGCCGGCGGTCGGTGTGGTCATGGTTTCTGCTCCATGTGAGATGACCGCTGTTGCAGCCGCGGCCCCGCTGTTGCGCGGCCGGCCGGCCGCCAATTCGGAAAGTTCGGAAAGGGTGTCTTCAAAAGTCGCGACCGCATCCGCGAGGCGCGCTGTGACCGCCATCGCGTCGTCGTACATGGCGGCCTCGGTTGCCCACGCCTCGTCGGCGCTCATGCGGCCCTGGCGGCCGACGAGTTCGGCGAATTGACGCCGGCAGTGGTCGACGCTCGCCTGCA